CAATTTCTGCAGGAAACTTTGCTGCTGCCGTTGCTGCTGAAAAATCTAGAGGCCAATCCGCAGGACTATATATAGATCGTAAAGAAATCATGCATGGTAATATAGATCAAATGGATAAAGAGCAGGTTATGAAAGAAATAGAACGGCTGCAAAAAGAGTTCCCTGCTTTGCAGGTAAATAATACAGATGCAGTTTTAATAGAAAGCACAGCAGTAGATGTGACAAAACAAGACAAATAAAGATTGGTCAATTTAATTATCTAAAACTATACTATAAGTACATACATAATCGTAGAAAGGATTAGTAATGTTTAATAAGTTAGTAAGTCAAATCACACACTTAAATGACCCATACAACTTTATCAGTTATTTTGGTGATGACATCAAGACGTACACAGAAAAATGGGAGGACACGCAACGTTTAGTTATTACTGAAAAAACTGTGCGTAGTAAAGAAATGAAGGACTTCCCCCCTCATCGTTATGTACACGCATTTTTATACAACTTAGAAGACAACAACAATGATTTTATTAGTTGGTTTGAAATCATTCCCCACAGCAGATCTAAAGACGAACGTCTTCTCGCACAAATTGTTTCTGCTATAAAAGAAATGAAGGGAACATTAGAATCTTCTCCTGTAGTGTATGGTGTTCCAATCGGTAGTGTATTCCGTGTGCAAGACAAGTAAAGATTGGTCAATTAAATAATCTAAAGGTATACTGTAAGTATGTATTAAATCGTAGAAAGGATTAATAATGGTAGATAAACCGCTCCCTAACGTGCGCTATTTCAACAAAGGTAAATCTCGTACAGTGTTGCATTTTGCAGATATCTCCTCAATGGGCGAGGCATATATTGTGTACCGCGAAGATGGGTTACTTGGACCGAAAAAGTACAGGACACAGGGCAATATCAAAGCATACAATAGCTATGATAATGCTAAACAAGATTATGATAAACGTATTAACTTTATAAAGGAGGCTGGATTTTAATATGGCAGATAGAAAGAAACATGGTATTTGGCTAACGCCTGATACCAAAGACGCTATGGATATAGTGGTTATGAACTTAGAAAAAGAGTGGGGATTTAAACCCAACAACAATCAAGTGATTGCTCATGTGTTAAAGTCGTACACAAAGTATGTAATGAAGTATAGCATTGAGCATTAAGCCTGAGTCACGAATGTGGCATAAATTGCGTGATGGAACTAAAGACTTGGGCGTGTTTTGGACACGATTAGAATCATGGGCAAGTCCTGGTGTTCCTGACTTACACGGCATTGTAGACGGCAAGAGTTTTTGGATAGAATTGAAAGTCCACAGGTTAAAGTCGTTAAAGAAAATACAATTACGACCCCACCAGATCGCTTGGCAAATAAGATATGCTACCGAATTAGGGCGAGTTTGGAACTTGGTTGAGCAGCCTTCGTCAGGGACTGTCAATTTATTTCATGGTTCTAGGGCGATTGAGCTAGGAGCGGAAACCGAGGAGAAAGAAGATTTGATACCTGATTGGAGTTCCCCGATAAAATGCGATTACGAAGCTCTCCTCAAATATCTTCTATCATCTTGAGATTACGACGACTGTCCTTCATCGTCAATCCTCGTCAATCGTCATCAGTCTGTCGTTCATCGTCAATCATCCTCTATCCTCGGTCTTGATGAGACGATTCGTGATGATTTTTGATGATGAAAGAGGCCTCGGGCGAAGGATAATAAAAGATAATAAAAGAGCATAAAAGACTTGTCAGTAAACTATAGTTATGTTAGAAGAGTTATAGCACAGCTACAATGGCTCTGCACTAAGTCGTAGAAAGGACTTTACAATGTTAAAAGCAAATAAAAAATCCGCCCCAAAATCCAAAGCTAAAGCTAAATCTGTTGAGTTAGTCGTTACTGACCGCGAACTTTCATACTCTGAGATTCATGCGTTTGTTAATCAACACGCTGGAGGTAACATGGGCAATGTTTATATTGAGGCGTTAGACAATGTAGACTTAAAAAACCCTGAGCCAGTTCCTTTTGGTTATGGTGGCAAAGGCGAGGGCGTTCGTGCCACGATCCAAAACTGGGCATTGCATGGTGTTCCCGTCGGTGCTGGCAAAGTTGACCGCTCACTACGAGCTGTCCTTACTAAAGCGAAAAAACTAGGTCATTCGTCAACTAAACCTAATTGTATTCACGCCCTCATGCATGGTGGGTATACACCGTCAAGCAAGACCTGGATGAAACCATTTATTAAGCTTGTCGTTAAAGCTTAATATCCAGAACAACTTTGAGGGACGCATTTACTGCGTCCCTTTTTTTGTACCAGATTACGATATCTGGCGACAGATTACGACGACTCTCCCTTGAGGATATTTGATGACACGACCTGTCTATATATATAGACATATATAGAAGATATTTGATGACGGTCGGTTCTTTTTTTCTCTTTTTTTATCTACGAGTGTTGTCCGTACAAAGGCATATATAGTAGTGTGGTGGCACAAATTAATTAGTAGTAAAGGACTATATAATGAAAGATAACCCTAGCGAACCTGATATCTTCTGCATAGTAGAGGTAGAAACAGGTAGAATTTTTCAAGTGCATTGGGACGCTGAAAAAACAATTAGAAAAATGGAGGCATTAAACGAAGATTCCCCACATTCTTCTTTTACGATAAAAATTAACTACCACGAAGGGATGAACTAATGAAAAGCATAAGCGAACTGATCAACAACATCATAGAAGGTTGGGATCATAACCTTCCCGAGGTGCAACAAAACTTACACAGTTATGAGCCTGTATGGGACGCACTGCGTGAACGTGAGTTAGAACGTGACTATTATGGCACTGACGCACACCTTGAAGCTTTGCCAGATAGTGCAGAGCTACAGCGCATTGAAGCTCACCCAAAGTATGAGAGCTGATATGTTAGGTAAAATTTGGTTCTGGACACAACAGCTTATCGCAGTCATTAGTATAGCCGTAATCTGTATAGCAGTCTTATTTATCCCTCTGCTATGGGGTGGTTAATGTTCCTACTAATTCTAGTATGTGTGGTCATAGTCGCTATGGTCACACTTATTCACTTATTATACTAATCTCAGGCAGCTATTAGATTACAATAGCTGCCTGAGATTACAACGTCTGTCTCCTTTTTTCTCTATCATGAGACATCTATACGCGCATCTATATACTATATATCATCGCATATCGTCAAAAATCGGGTCAGCGTCCCTCGTCAAAAATAATTAAAAATAATTGTCAAAAGGGGTTGTGGTTAAATATATACTAGTATATAACAGTGTTATACCAACCACAAAGGTTGGTAGCCAAAAACCAGTAAAGGGGTAACAAAATGGCAAAAGCACTAAAAAACAAAAACGCAACAGCAACGCCTAAAACCATAGCAATGGCAACACCAGCAGGCCAAGTAAATGGCGCGGCAATTTGGGCATTTATAAATACCCACGCGGCAGGCCAAGCTAACAATGTAAAAATTGTTTTACTACCCAACGCCGCCAAGGGTGTACCATTTGGCAACAACGGCAAAGCAGGCGGCGTGCGCCAAACAGTACAAGGTTGGGTGCATAACGGCCATGCCAACGGCCACACTGTAGGCGCGGTATTAGGCGCAGGTACTAAGCTAGGCCACAGCCGCAAAAACCCAGTGTGCTTAATGGCATATTTAAACGGCGGCTACAGCCCAAGTGCTAGCACTTGGGGTACAGCATTTGCCAAGCTAGTGGTTAGCCCACAGCCTACCAAATAGGCTACAGGGTTGGCGGTTAACAGCCGCCAACCTACCCACCAAACAACCCCCCCAGCCCCCCAAACCCCCCCTGACGAAGAAGTCTGGTTATGGCGTCAGGCGTAACCAAGTTTGACACAGTTTATCGAGTACCAAATAAATATTACCAAAAAACCGACTTTGACACACTTACCCCCTTATTGTGTGTATTGATAATAGGTTCATTGCCCTGTGAAATTTTTCGATGTATAGAGAATATATCGATTTTGATGGTGGGTTACTTTTAATGGATGTAGAGTTAGTACCTGAAGACCAATTAAAAAAGTATGCTACTTTATTAGATAGAGCTTCTACGCTTGTGCAGAGTGCGAAGGCTAAAGAAGATTTCATGACGTATACTAAGACGGTTTGGCCTGAGTTTATTAATGGACGCCACCATGGAATTATGGCGGAGAAGTTTAACCGATTGGCGAAGGGCGAGTTAAAGCGATTAATTGTTAATATGCCCCCGAGACATACTAAGAGTGAGTTTGGCAGTTATTTATTGCCTAGTTGGTTGATGGGCAGAAACCCACGTTTAAAGATAATGCAGACTACGCATACTGCTGAGTTAGCTTTTAGGTTTGGACGTAAGGTAAGAAACTTGATGAATTCGCGAGATTACACAAAAGTTTTCCAAGATGTCCAATTACGTGCTGACAGCCAAGCGGCAGGCCGTTGGGAGACGGATAAAGGTGGTGAGTATTTTGCGGCAGGTGTTGGCGGAGCGGTGACGGGTCGTGGTGCAGATTTATTAATAATTGACGATCCGCATAGTGAACAAGATGCATTAAGTCCTACTGCTTTAGAACACGCTTATGAGTGGTATACTTCTGGTCCACGGCAGCGGTTGCAACCAGGAGGTAGTATCGTTATTATTATGACGCGTTGGGCAGAGAACGATTTAACAGGTAAACTTTTGCGGCAACAGGGGCGCGATATACTTGCCGATAAGTGGGAAGTAGTAGAATTCCCTGCTTTAATGCCAGAAACAAATAATCCTTTATGGCCTGAGTATTGGTCTAAAGATGATTTATTAGCTGTTAAAGGTAGTTTATCTGTGGGCAAATGGGAAGCCCAATGGCAACAAAACCCTACGAGCGAGCAAAGTGCTATTATAAAACGCGATTGGTGGCAGGTTTGGGAAAAAGATGATTTACCCCCTATAGAATATATTATGCAATCTTATGATACGGCATTTAGCAAACAGACTAATGCTGATTTTAGTGCTATAACTACATGGGGGGTTTTTTACCCTGATGAAGGTAAAACGGCTAATGTTATTTTAATGGATGCAAAACGTGGTAGGTGGGACTTCCCCGACCTTAGACGCAGGGCATTAGAAGAATATAAGTATTGGGATCCTGAATGTGTGATAATTGAAGCAAAAGCTTCTGGTATGCCTTTAACCCAAGAATTAAGGACAATGGGCATTCCTGTGGTAAATTATAGCCCTAGTAGGGGGAACGATAAATTCACAAGAGTAAATTCGATTGCTCCTATCTTCGAAAGTGGTATGGTGTGGTCACCAGATACCCGATGGGCTGAAGAAGTTATTGAAGAGTGTGCCGCGTTTCCAGCAGGGGAACATGACGATTACGTAGATACGGTGACTCAAGCGTTAAGGAGATTTAGAGAAGGTGGATTCATTCAACACCCTGAAGATTATGAAGATGTTGAATCTGCCCCTGTACAAAGGATATATTACTAATGGCTATAAATGACCGTCCGAGCAATGTTGATCGTTCTTTATTAAACCCTGCTAGTGGATTAAGTTTTGAAGAAGATAATTTACTGCAACAAGAAGATGATTTTTTAAATGTTATAGTAGAAGAAACTGATGATGAAAGTGTTGAAGTAACTTTCGGTGAAGATGCCCCTATGGGTGAGGAGCCTGAGAACTTTTTCGACAATTTAGCAGATTTTATGGAGCAGTCTTCTTTAGAAGATATCTCTTCTTACATTGTAGGTAGTGTTGAAGATGATAAATCTAGCCGTGAAGATTGGGCAGATACTTATATTAAAGGGTTAGATTTACTTGGTTTGAAGTATGAATCTCGTACAGAACCTTTTAATGGTGCAACTGGTGTTATCCACCCAATATTAAATGAAGCTGTAACACAATTCCAAGCACAGGCGTATAAAGAGATGTTACCTTCTAGTGGTCCTGTTAGGGCTACTATAGTAGGCACACCTAGTTTAGAAATAGAGCAACAAGCTTCACGCGTACAAGATTATATGAATTATCAAATAATGTACCAGATGGAGGAGTACGAGCCAGAGTTCGACCAGATGTTATACTACTTAGGGTTAGCAGGTAGTTCGTTTAAAAAAGTTTACCGCGATGATACATTGGGTCGTCCTGTTAGCAAATTTATTCCTGCTGAAGATGTTATTGCTCCTTACACAGCTACAGATTTAAAATCAGCAGAGCGTATTACCCATGTATTGCGTATGTCTTCTAATGAACTTCGCAAGCAACAGGTTATGGGTTTTTACCGTGATATAGAAATTTCTGAAGAATCTGAAAATAGTCCTGATGAAGTTCAAGAAACTTATAATAAATTAGAAGGAAGATCTCCTACAGGTAGTTCTGAAGATAGTGAGATAACTTTATATGAGTGCCATTGTTACTTGGACATTCCTGAGTACACTGATGTAGATGCAGAAAATAATGAGACAGGTATTAAGCTGCCATACATTGTAACTGTTGCTGTAGATAGCGGTGAAGTATTAAGTGTTCGTAGAAATTATTCTCCTGATGATGTATTAAAATCTAAGATCCCACATTTTGTACAATACAAATTTACTCCAGGATTAGGGTTTTATGGGTTTGGTTTAATACATTTATTGGGCAATTTATCTCGCACAGCTACAGCTAACTTACGCCAGTTAATAGATTCAGGCACTCTCAGCAATATGCCAGCAGGTTTTAAAGCTAGAGGTATGCGTATTGCTGATGATCAAAATCCTATACAACCAGGAGAGTTTAGAGATGTAGATGTTCCAGGAGGAGATCTAAAAGCATCTTTAATGCCTTTACCGTATAAAGAACCTTCTAATACGTTATTTCAATTAATGGGTTTTGTTATAGAATCTGCCCAGAAGTTTATTGGCAATACTGATATAGGTGTGGCTGATGGCAACCAAGAAATGCCAGTTGGCACAACAATCGCGTTATTAGAACGTGGGGCAAGAATAATTAGTGCGGTGCATAAACGTCTACACGCAAGTATGAAACAAGAATTAAAAATGCTTGCTAGGCTATTTGCAGAAGATCCTGTTCCTTACCCATATGAAGTTGGTGCTGATGCCCAGATAAAAATTCAAGACTTTGATAACCGTGTAGATGTACTGCCTGTTAGTGATCCTAATATTTTTAGTATGTCGCAAAGGGTTGTTTTAGCACAAGAGCAATTAAAATTAGCACAAGCAGCACCAGAGCTCCATAATACTTACGAAGCTTACCGCAGAATGTACGAAGCTTTAGGTGTCCATAATATCGAACAATTATTAAAACCAGAAGAGTTACCAAAGCCCACTGACCCTGCGACTGAGAACCAAATGTCAAGTGCAGCGGCAGGGGGTCAAACTAAATTGCAAGCATACCCTGAACAAGACCACGATAGCCATATTGCAGTGCATTCTGCGTATATGAATAGTAGAGTTGCACAAATGCAACCCCCAGTTTTAATGACGTTAGAAAAACATATCTACGAGCATTTAGGTATGAAGGCACAAGTTATACACGATCAACAAATGGCACAAAACCCACAATCGCAACAACAACTACCTGAAGAGCATGATAAAATGATTGCACAAATACAGGCACAAGTAATTGCAGAGTACCAACAACAAAACCCTGTTCCAGAAGAAACTGATCCTTTAGTTGAAATAAAACGCCAAGAGGTTGCTTTAAAAGGCCAACAAGTGCAAGCTGATACACAATACGATCAACAGAAGTTATCATTAGATGCACAAAAACAACAAGAGAATGCAGAGATAGCTAGGGAAAGAAATGATACGACAGAAGATATAGCAATTATGAGGGCTAATATCGCAATGCAAAAACAAAACGGACAAAGGTAGAGGAGTTTAGTATGGCATTAGGAATGAGTCCAGGACAAGCTCAAGCTATGGGGCAAGGTTATCAGGGCGGAGATACAATGGGTAGTCCTAGTGGTGAAGCTCCTGGAGGTAATGAACCTGCAATAAATAGCCCACTAATGATGAGCATAAATAATCAACTCGCAGGCCAACAAAATAATAAAAACCTAGGAATTGTAGGGGTTTTGTTTGGCGGAACTAAAGCTCGCACTAATTATTTTGATAATGTTATGCCCCCTGATGTGTACAATACATATGGTATTACACCACCAGATCAAAGTATAAGTATAATGCCAGAAAATCAAAATTTAAATATGCAGGAAAAAAGTCCTTTCTCAGGGATAACGAGCAATTTTAATATTCCTTTAGGGGGTGGGGATTTAAATCTGCTTAACCCTTTAAAAGGTTCAGTAGGATTTCAATACAAATATGAAAAATAAAAAGGAGAAAACAAATGCCAATGGTTGACGGAAAAGAATATCCCTATACAAAAAAAGGGAAATCAGCAGCTAAAAAAGCTAAATTAAAAATGCGCGGTGGTGGTGAAGTCACAACAGGGTTCCCTGATTTAACTGGCGATGGTAAAGTCACTAGAAAAGACATACTTAAAGGCCGTGGTGTACAAGGCATGAAGGGCGGAGGTTATGTTGAAGACGACCGTGTTAAAATGATGCATGGTGGTGATGTTGCAACTGAATCTGCTAAACAGGGCAAAGGCAAAGGCAAGGGTAGAATGACATGTCGTGGCATGGGTGCAATGGTTAAAGGTGGGAGTTTTACAATATCATGAGTAAACCTAAAGGATTATATGCTAACATTGCGGCAAAGAAAGCCAGAATCGCAGCAGGTTCTGGAGAAAAAATGCGTAAAAAAGGATCTGACGGAGCTCCTGCTTTAGATGCTTTTGCTAAAATTAAACAAAAAACACAAAAACTGCGTTCTGGTGGAGCAGTTAACAAAAGAAAAAAGATGCGTTACGGTGGAGCAGTTAACAAAAAGAAAAAATAATATGAAAAACAAATGGATATGGATAGGGTTGGGAATAGCTATATTTATTGCTGTAATTTTCTACGGTGTAGATAGAGCGATGTGTACTCCTCCCTGCATTTAAATGAGCAAACAACTTACAGCTCAACAAAAGTCCACGTTGACTTGGCGTTGGACTGCACTTATATTCTACCTATTAATTTGTTTTTATGACTTCTTATTCTGCCCAGTGTGGTGGGGTCTGAATCGACCAGACATCTCCCAATTTATGGAAATTATAAACTCTACTACAGAGCCTATGGTTCAAATGGAACTGATGAAAAAACTGACAGGTCAACACGAGCCCTTTACGTTATTGGGGGGTGGATTGTTTCATCTGGCATTTGGTGCTATCCTAACAGGGTCAGCGTTTGCTAATAAGGAATAGAATGAAAAAATCTCTGTTGTACTTAACTTGGGCTTTTTTAACTTTTTTGTTTTTAATTGTTTTAATTCCTATGGCTTATGCAGATACCGTGCCTTGTGATAGTACAACTAATAGTAATTGTATTGAAACTAACTCTAATACTAATAGTACCACTAATTCTAAAATAGACAGTACAACCACTGTTAAGTCTCCTCCACCTTCTGCTATGGCTCCAAGTATTAATTCATCTAACTCAGATACTTGTCATGTCTCGGTAGCAGGTGCAGTACAAACTCAAATACTAGGGATTTCTGCAGGTAAAACAGTACGCGATTTAAATTGTGAGCGATTGAAAAACGCTAAAGTAATGTATGATATGGGGTTGAAAGTCGCCGCTGTTGCAATAATGTGTGAAGATAAACGTATCTGGACAGCTATGAAAGATTCTGGTACTCCTTGCCCAATAAACGGTCTTGTGGGACAAGCAGCTATAACTGAGTGGGAAAACAATCCCCATTTAGTTCCTGGATACGTTGCAGGAAAAAAGGAGGAATGGAATGAAGATGATAAAAACACTGCCAAAGGTGCTGCTGGCATTGGTGGTCTTTTCTTGGCCTTATTACTGCTACTCTGAAAACGTATACGGAAATACAGAAAACGCAGCTTCAAAAGCTCACACATGGGCAATGAACAATCTACTGCCAAGTCAGACAGGACTTACAGTAGAGGGCATATTTCACCGATACACCCTTACAAAAGATCCCACAAAAAACTCTACTGTATCTATTACGAATAAAAAAATAGGTAGTGATGGATATATATATGAGTACACCGATGATTGGAATAAGATACCTGGAGGTACTAAAGTCACATATGATCCAATACCTTCTACTCTTGGCAATCTGTTTGGCAATGGAGAAATAAAAGTCATAGGAGATGGATCATTATCGGATGTTACTATACTGTACCATTATAAATTTGACCCATGTCATACGCCACTTACTGACCCTAGTTGTCCAGATTTTAAAACTGCTTTATACCAATACTTGTTAGACAATAATCTTCTCGATGCACAAAATGTACAAGACCCCTATTACGACCAATGGGTGCAAATGCAATTAGAAGAACAAGCAGAAACAGAAAAACAAGAAGTTTTAGAAGCAAAAGAGGAAGAAGAAAGTGACGAGTTAAGCGTGGAAGAGATTCTTTCTGTAGCAGGTGCGGCAGAAAAAATTGCAGATCCATCAGAACAGATAGCTATGATGAAACAAATAGCTGCCATTGGGAAACTTGAATTGTATTATAACATAGCTATAGATGGTGGTGTATACAAAGATAATTTAACTATAGAAGGTGGTACGATAAAAGATAACTTTAGTGGGTTACGAAACCTGACCCAAGATAGTGTTCACAGAAGTATCGTCAGATCACAATATGATGATTAAACAATGGAGATATCATGATTAAAAAAATAACACCTATACTATTTTTGCTGTCAGCTACTTGTGCTTGGGCAGTAAATTCACCGATTAATGGTTTGGTGCAGGCCAACTGTTCAATCTACACAACAACTCCAGGACAATACGGAAACCCGTCACCTTGGAAACTTTCTACAACCGCTGCTGATGGTGGTGTAGAAGCAATTATAAGAGTAGATATCGCTGCCGCAGATTACTACAAAACAAAATTTACCCACCCCAACAGCTTTAGTTCAGCACCGACGTTAAACGATGGCGTGGCTTGGACAGGCTCAACAACAGTAAGTTCGCACTCTGTTTCTGGGATGTCAGCATATGAAGCAGCTAAAGTCGTTGTAAACAACACCACAACGTACAATATGACATTGGCTGGATCAACTTGGTTTAAAGTAGCATCAACTGCTTCTTATGGTTCAGCGGATAATACGGCACTTCCAGCAGGTAATTATACAGCAATGATTGTAGCGGAATGTATCGCCAAGTAGCACTAATCTTTATGTTGCTTGGGTTTCAAGCTCAAGCACATGAAATGACACCTGCATACCCCAAGTTTAAACTATCATACATTGAAGGTGTGTCAGTTACTAAAATGTCTTTGTTTAACAGACGAAACGATATCTCATATTATGAGATTGGTGTGTTTACAGAAGATTGGGACGAAATACCGTTTGCATCTACATCAAGAGTTATAAAAGTTCGTTATACTAAACGACACCCTTTTGAAGTGTATGTGCGTAATAGTGATTTAAATAAAGTTGTTTATATTTGCACGATTTCAAAAATACTTAAAGGAGCAGGGCAAACTAGTCAGATAGCGTCAAGAATTTGTTCTAAAGTAAAATAAATGAGAATATGGGTTTTAATTTTACTGGTATTTGCAAGAGCAGCTTTTGCTGACTCGACTTCAAACTCATTAAGCTTATCGTTACCTAACTCTGGTACAAACTATCAATCAGATAAATTTCGTTCGGGTGACTTAGATTGCAGCAATGCTATTGGGTCTGCTACTAATATTGAGTTTGGCCTGACATCGATTATTCAAGGCGGCACAGCAGAGAATAGTAAAAAAACTGGAGACATTGGCATTTACAGTAAAATTACAATACCATTGGGCAAAAGAGCTAAATCTAGGATAGATTGTAATAGACTTTATGAGTTAGAGTTACAAAAGAAACAGTTGGAAGTAATGAAGTTACAACAAGAAATAAACAAGTTAAAAGAACTTGCATTCGAGTAAGGATAAAAAATGGCAGAGGTAGAAATTGGTGGTGCGACAATAAAAGGGGGTAAGCTTATGCTGTTAATTCCTCTTTTAGGAACGCTAGGTGGAGGAGCTTGGGCAGGATTTGAAATCTATAAAGATTATATGGATATGAAAGAAATTGTTCAAGAAATAGATATTGATGCCATTAAAGCTGAAAATGAATTAGTCCTTACTAAACTTGAAGATGCTATTGTTTACACTAGAGACATTAAGAACAATCTTAGAGATGACTTGCTTAAATTAGAGGGTTACATTGATAAGTTAGAGAAAAAAATTGAAACATCTTCAGACCGCATAAAAACCACGCAAGCTTCTATCGATTTAGTATTAGAAGATGTCCTTAACCAAATGAACGAAGTTCAAAAAGATGTAACCTCTGCGATAAGAGAAGTTGAGACTTTAAATAGAGAAACAGAAAAAGATGTTCGTGATACAATGCGTGAAGTAGAAAATAGAATAGAAGAAGATATGACTAAACTTGAAAACAAATTAAACGAGCGATTGCAGGAGGCTCTTGACAATCCATTGTCTAATTAAGCGTTTTAATATATAGGAGTAGCTATGATTACATTTATGAACATATTTTTTGTACTAATAATATTAGATTCAGCAGGAGTTATTTAACTATGGCTAAAAAACTACAAGAAAATAGTAAGTACGCAATGGCAGATGCCGATGGCGACGGAGTTATCACAGATGAAGAACTAGATAGACATGAGAGGTGGGTTCGTTTAGAAAATGAAGACAAATTAGCTGACACGCAACGTATGATGGCGTGGATTGCAATGGTTGTGACGATTGTGGCGGTTATCGTTTTGTTAACTCCAGTTGTAGCTATAGACAGAGTTGCCACTGCGTCAGGTTTTTTAAATACATTTATTGTGGCACAGTTAGGTGTAGTCGTTGGTTTTATGGGGGCAACAGCCCTATCTAAAACTAAATTAAAGTAGGAGGATAATATGTTATCACTATTAGGTGCAGCACTTGGGTTTGGTACTTCTATTATCCCAAGTATTCTTGATTTATTTCAACAAAAACAAAAAGACGCGCAAGAGCTTAAAATGCTCGAAGCTAAAGGCAAATACGCGGCACAATTATCGTCGCTTAAATTGGATGAGTTAGATGCTAAAGCAGATATAGCTGAGTCAGAAGGTATATACAAAGCAATGGCAGCAGCAAATGCTAAATCTGGGTTTGCGGCAGCTTTATCAGGATCGGTACGACCAGTTGTAACATATTTATTTGTGGGTTTGTTTCTGACTGTAAAAATTAGTGGCTTATTTTATTCTATGAGTACAGGTGTTACGTTTAATGATGCAGCACAAGAAATTTGGAACGATGATACTAACTTACTATTTACTTCTATTATCAGTTTCTGGTTTGGTTCACGTCAATTCGCTAAGTTAAGGAAAAATGCAAAATGAAACAAAATTTTGAACAATGCATGGGGTGGCTTTTAGAACATGAGGGTGGTTACGTTAATCATCCTAGCGATCCTGGGGGCGAGACTAATCTCGGTGTAACTCGTGCAGTTTATGAGCAGTATGCAGGTAGGCAAGTTATGGATGGTGAAATGCAAGGTCTCACCCATGATGATGTGTACCCTATATATAAAGAAAATTATTGGGATCGTGTTCGTGGGGACGAGTTACCTTCTGGTGTAGATTGGTCAGTATTTGATTGGGGTGTAAACTCTGGAACAAGTAGGTCGGCTAAAGCTTTACAACGTATTGTGGGTGTAGAACAAGATGGCGGTATAGGTCCAATGACTTTACAAGCTGTGGCTGAAATGGAAGAAGCTGAAATAATCGAGCAAATGCATTATGTCCGTGAAAAATTCTATCGTTCTTTAAGTACCTTTGATACTTTTGGTAAAGGTTGGTTAAGAAGAAACGATGAAACTAAAGAGCAAGCTTTGCACGACCTTTAGTTTTGATAAAATACTGATAGGCATTTTTGTCAACAACGAGTAAAACTAAAAGTTATGAACGACCTTTACATTTATGAAAATATGCTTAAAGTAATTCGTGAGCGTACTAAAGCACTAGAAGAAGCAATACTTTATGGTGCTGTAGCAGATTTCACCGCTTATCAAGTTCTGAGAGGGCAACTTCAAGAGCTTGGTCAATTAGAACAGGAATTGAAACGCCTGCTAGATAAGGTATCAGATGGCTAAAAAACTTTATGTGCCAGACTATCAAGTTGAAGCACTAGAACAAACAAAAAACAAAAAAGTAGGTGAGTTAGAAAAAGCCTACATAAAAACCCAAGATCGTGTTTTAGATCCTTCTAAATTATCAGAAAAAGCAGTAGATAGAATGCCCCAACCAACAGGTTGGAGGATTTTGTTGTTGCCTTTTCAAGGAAGAAAACAAACCACAGGCGGTATCCTTGTACCAGACGAAACTCGAGACAGAGAAGCAGTTGGAACAGTATGCGGATATGTGCTTAGAGTTGGGAACCTTGCTTACAAAGACGACAACAAGTTCGGGGCAGGCGAAAAACCTTGGTGCAAAGAAGGTGATTGGGTTATTTTTGGGCGTTATGCAGGTAGCCGTTTTAAAATAGAAGGTGGTGAAGTCAGAATTTTAAATGATGACGAGATTTTAGCCACTATAACTGATCCAGAAGATATTTTACACTTATAACATGGAGTAGACCATGCCCTCAGAAGCAAAAAAAGAAGTTGAAGCAGAAGAAGAGTTACAAATAGAGATAGATGAGTCAGATGATTCGTCAGAGCCTGAAGCAGTAGTAGAACCTGAACCAAAACAAGAAGAAGACCAAGCAGAAACTTCTTCTGATGATGATGAAATAGGACAATTTAGCGAAAAAGTTCAAAAACGCATTAATAAAATGACCGCTCGACTAAGAGAAGCTCAAAGAAGAGAAGCCGCAGCGTTAGATTATGCTAAAGGTGTCAACAAACAGTTAGAAGAATCAACAAAAAGAACAATGACTTCTGATGAATCGTTTGTAAATGAGTTTCAAAGTAGAGTTACCGCAGAAGAGCAGCTTACTAAAGCTGCTTTATCTACAGCAATAGATAGAGGTGATGTTGAGGCACAAGTAGAAGCTCAAAATCGCCTTGCTAAAATAGCTCAAGATAATGAACGGCTGAATTATATCAAAGTAAACCGAGAAAACGCAGCAAAAGCTCCTGCTGCACCTGTTGCCCCTGCACCGCCTGCACCAGTTAGAGATGCAAACGCAGAAGCTTGGGCAGCAAAAAATGAGTGGTTCGGAACAGACGAGCCTATGACATTAACCGCATTTAGCATTCATAATGAATTGGTTAATAATCAAGGATTTCAACCTGACGTATACCCTCAACCATATTATGCTGAGCTAGAACGCCAAATGAAAGAAAATTTCCCTGATAAGTATAATAAAGAGTCGCCGCCTAATAAAACAACGAGAAAAACCCCTGCTGTAGGGGGTGCAACCCGAGGATCTGGAAGAATAAGTCAAAATAAAGTGACTCTTACTAAATCGCAGGTTGCAATCGCACAAAAGTTAGGTATTACTAATGAACAATACGCAAAGCAACTTATCGCAATGCAAAAACCGTGAGGAAGGTTAAAATGACCGATAGAAACCCACGCACTTCCCAAACAAGGGAAAAAGCAACCCGAGCGAAAGCTTGGAAACCTCCGTCTTCACTCGACGCACCCCCTGCCCCAGATGGCTTTGTACATCGATGGATCCGTTCTTCAGTTATGGGTTACGATGATACTAAAAATTTATCTGCAAGAATCCGCGAAGGCTTTGAATTAGTTCGCGCTGATGAGTACCCCGATTTTGAAGCACCTACCGTCGAAGATGGTAAACACGCAGGTGTTATTGGTGTTGGTGGTTTGGTACTCGCAAGATTCCCTGAAGAAACTCGTCAACAACGCACCTCCCATTACCAGCAGCAAACTGCTGACCAAATGAACGCTGTTGATAATGATCTCATGAGGGAGCAACATCCGTCTATGCCGATCAGTAAACCTGAAAGGCAATCTCGTATAACCTTCGGAAAGGGTAATTCCTCCGAATAACCATAAAGGATTGAGCTATGGCAAATTTAGATGCCGCTTTTGGGCTACGCCCATACAAAATGCTCGGTGCAGGTGCTAATACTAATGGCATTTCTACATATAAAATCCAACTAGCGAGCGTAGCGGGAACATCGAGTGTTATCTATGAAGGTACGCCTGTTATTCCTCTCGCAAACGGTTTGATTGATATTGTAGGAGCTGCCGCTGGTGGTACAGTTCCTCTACTGGGTGCATTCATCGGTTGTAACTATACCGCATTGGATGGAACACCGACGTTTACGAATAAGTATCCAGGAACAAGTTCTATAAAATCTGGTACTGAAGCTACTGCACTTATTGCAAATCATCCTGATCAGTTATTTTTGATCAATTGTGATGCAGCAGCAGCTGATTCAGTCGTTCACGCAAACGCCAATTTTGCTTCTGGTACAAGCGGAGATACCACAACAGGTAAATCTTCTGCTGAGTTAGCCGTATCAACAGCAGCAACCACAAATACCCTAAATATGCGTATTGTCGGTTTTGAAGATTCACCTTCAAATGACGATGCAACTGCGGCAGGTAGGTTGGCGATTGTTTTACTTAACAACCACTTTTATCGTTATAATGCTAACGGTACTGGCGCAGGTATCTAGGAAGGAGATAGATAATGGCTATAACACGTTCCCAGCTCCTTAAAGAACTTGAACCAGGACTTAATGCCCTGTTCGGTTTGGAGTATGATCGGTATGACAATGAGCATGCTGAGATCTTTGAAACTGAATCTTCAGACAGAGCGTTTGAAGAAGAGGTAATGTTAGCAGGGTTTGGACAAGCCCCTGTTAAAACAGAAGGCGCGGCAGTTTCTTACGATTCTTCCAATGAAGCCTTCACCGCTCGTTATACACACGAGACAATAGCACTTGCATTTGCGATTACTGAGGAAGCTGTAGAGGATAATCTCTATGACCGCCTAAGTTCTCGTTATACTCGTGCATTAGCTCGTTCTATGGCGAACACCAAACAAGTAAAAGCAGCGTCTATTTTAAATAACGCATTTAATTCAAGCTTTGCTATTGGTGATGGTAAAGAACTTTGTGCAACTGACCACCCGACTGTTGGCGGTGGTAATCTTGCTAATGAGTTATCTACTGCGGCAGACCTTAACGAAACATCTTTAGAACAATCGATGATTGACATCGCAGCGTTTATTGATGAGCGTGGTCTAAAAATTGCTCTACAGGGTCGTAAGTTGATCATTCCCCCTGCGTTACAATTTGTAGCGGAGAGGCTAATGGCTTCTAATTTACGCACTGGAACAGCAGATAACGACATTAACGCAATGCGTAATATGGGCGTTTTACCTGATGGTTATGTAGTTAATCACTTCTTAACCGATACAGATGCATTTTTCATTAAGACAGATGCACCTAATGGGTTTAAACACTTTGAGCGTAGTGCAATCAAAACATCTATGGAAGGTGATTTTGAAACAGGCAATGTTCGTTACAAAGCTCGTGAGCGTTACAGCTTCGGTGTATCAGATCCACGTTGTGTATTTGGTTCTCCAGGAGCTTAACTCTTGTTTATGTGAATCCACTAAGGGCGGCTCAGGTCGCCCTTTTTTATTTAATAGGAGAAAATTATGGATTGGATTAAAGGCAGATTAAAAGAACCTTCAAGCTATGGTGCTGCGGCTGTAGTTGGGGTTGGATTAGGCATTCTACTTACCCTCCCGATACTAACTTGGGCAGGTATAGTTTGTGCTATATTTGGATTAGTTCTTAAAGAGAAATCAAGCGAATAAAATAACCTTTCTTTTTATAAAAAGGTAGTGTAATCTAAGGTTACCTTGACAATCGCATTCTGCGGTTGACATTTGCCA